GTCCAGAGGATCCACCTTACATCTCTGAATTAATTGAACTTGTTTTCTCAGACGTCCCAGAGAAGCAAAGAGACGGAAGATCCAAATATGGAAGAGCTGTTAAAAAGTTTTTAGCCGAGAAAAGTTTAGAAGCGAAAGTTTCTCATAAATATTACCCTAAAGAAAAGGTAGAATTAACGGATGAACAAAAAGAATTCATTTCCAATAATTGTAGCGCTATGAAACCTATGGAGATGACTCGTTTAATTTTTGATGACTCTAAAATATCTCCCTTAGATCACCGTTATAAAGCAACTGTTGATTTCCTTAATTCAGTGCCGAACAAAGTTAAATACGCAGACAGCAACGAAGAAGTTCCTGTAGAAGGAGGGTATTCTCCACCCAAGTCCGAAGCTCGAGCTTTAGTCCGCGTAAACAAATATGTTCATAATGGGATTGATAAAGATAAGGTAACGACAAAAATCAAAAGACATCTTTCCACGTTGATTGGGTATATGCATACTTTTCGTTTTCTTCATCAGATAAGTACTTATGCATTAGAAACTGACAGGGAGCTTTTTGAGAGTAGCTTTGTTAGATATACATGGGACAAGTCTGACTTAACGCAAGAGGAAGTTGACCAGTACATAGTGTTGTCAGCGGAAGTAGTTATAGCCTCTAATATTCAACGAAGGGTAGAAAGGCTTCAAGCTTTGCTAGATCAAAATGCAGAAGACACGGAGGGTAGAAGAATGGCAATGAGTTTGGTGGAAGCCATCAACACTGCCCAGACAGAATATAACCAATGTGTTAACAGACAAACAAAACTCCTTAACGAACTTAAAGAAAAAAGAAGTCAGAGGATGAGTAAGATTCTGCAGGAGTCAGCTTCCATATTAAACCTCGTTGAGCTTTGGAAAGATGAAGAGTCTCGTAACAAAATGATTAAGATCGCCGAGATCAGGAAGAAAAATGTTTCAAATGAAATAGAGAGGCTATCTTCCATGGAGGAGATAAAATCAAGAATCATGGGGATAAGCGAAGAGGAGGTTTTAAATGGTTAACTGCGCTATTTGCAATAAAGAATTTAAAGCGGATAAAAATCTTCATTTTCACATAAAGGCTCATAAACTGTCCATAAGTGAGTATTACCAATCTCAGTTTCCCCGTTATGATCTTTACGATAAGAAAATAATAAAGTTTAAAAATAAAGATCAATATCTCTCTGCAGACTTCAACAATAAAGGAAACCTTAAAAAGTGGCTAAAGAAGGCTCCCCTTGAAACAGCTAAAAGATATTGTAAGGCGCTCCTTACCAAACGTAAAAGAGAGAAGGAGTTGAGATATACCCCTACTGAAGTAGAGCTGAGAACCTTAATGGTTCCTCCTATTCCTTATTACCAATTAATGTTTGGAGACTATTACGCTTTGTGCGAAGAGATAGGTTTTGAAAATAAATTTTCTATTTTTCCAAAAAAGTCTCGAGCTAAAGAAAGGTTTTCGGAAGACCATGTTATCTACATAGACTCTCGTGAACAAAAGCCTCTCAGAATAGAAGATTTTCCCACTGAGGTAAAAGGGTTAAAGTTTGGAGATTACTGCCTTAACGATAAAAAGAAAACGGGCAATTGCTATATAGAAAGAAAATCGGTTCCGGATTTAATAGGAACATTAAGTTCAGGTCTTGAAAGATTCGAGAGGGAAATAGAGAGAGCCGCCGAAGAAAAAGCTTATTTAGTGATTTTAGTTGAAAGAAAAATGGATGACTGTTTAGCGTTCAATAAATTACGTCATGTTTACAAAAAAAACACCAGAGTTACTCCGGATTTTATTTTTCACAACGTAAGGTATTTAATTCAGAAGTTTCCTCATATACAATTTTTATTTGTTAAAGGGAGAGAAGAATGCGTAAGAGTAGTGAAGAGAATATTATTAACAAGTATTCCACAGAAGAAATTCGATTTACAGTTAGCTTACGACTTGGATTTGTTGTGATATGTGGTATTGCCCCGAAAAGTATAAAAGACCCATTCCAAATTTAAATGAAGAATTGCTTGATTTAAAAGGGGAGTTGCCGGATAGACAGGCTAAAATCACATTGGCTAAGTTTATGCGCTCTAACTTAGGTTTTACCACTGAATTACTTTCTGGGATTAAGCTCGCCTTATACCAAGAGATAACTCTTAAAGCTTTTTTTAACCGTAACTTTAGCATGTGCGTATGGGGACGTGGTTGTGGTAAAAGTTTTATAGCAGCCGTTTATTGCTTCTTACAATGCGTATTCGAGCCCAGAACTAAAATCCTTATCGCTGGGCCAACTTTTCGTACGGCTAGATTCATTTTTAACAACTTGGAAAAGATAGTGGAGTCTAAAGAGGCCCAAATGTTAGCTCACGCTTTCGGCGCTAAGTCTAAACGTAATGATCAATTCGAATGGAAGATTAACGAAGGGACTATAACCGCAATTCCTTTAAGTGGAGAAAAGATTCGTGGTTTTCGTGCTAACGTTTTGGTTCTGGACGAATTTTTACTGCTTCCCGAAGACACTATCAAAACTGTTCTAATGCCTTTTTTGGTGGCTCCGCAGGACATGGCAGAGAGAATAAAAATCAGAGAGATGGAGGATGATCTTATCTCGAAGGGCGAAATGAAGGAGGAAGATCGTATTGTATTTGAAAATAATTCAAAGATGATCGCTCTTTCTTCCGCCAGCTTCAGTTTTGAAAACCTTTATAAAACCTACAAGGAATGGATGAATAATATCTACTCCGAGGACATTCAACAGTCTAATTATTTTATTTCCCAAATGGCTTTTGATTCTATTCCCTCAGATATGATAGATAGTACGGTTATTGAAGAAGCTCAGTCGGGAGGATCTTCTAACTCTTCTTTTCAGCGGGAATATTGCGCTCAGTTTACTGACGGAAGCGATAGTTATTTTAGCGCCAAGAAAATGCACGATTGCACTATCCCCGATGGAGAAAAACAACATACTTTAATCAAGGGGGAAAAAGATAAGGAATATATCTTAGGGATTGACCCTAGTTTTAGTAATAGCCCTAGCTCTGATTATTTTGCCATGTCTGTTTTAGAGCTGGATGAGGAAAAAGGGAACGAGTCTACCCTTGTTCATGCTTATGCGGTTGCCGGAGGGGATCTTAAAGACCACATAAAATACCTTCATTATCTGGTGACTCACTTCAATTTCTCAATGATTATAATTGATAATGCTGGATATCAATTTCTAGATAGCGCCAATGAATCCGAGCTTTTTCGAGACTCTAGGATAAACTTGAAATTTTTTGATTTTAATAGCGATAAGACGGGGGTTGATTACCAACAAATGTTATTAAAAGCTAAAAGTCAGTATAATAAGAAAGAACATGTAATTTGCTTTAAGCAGTTATTTTCTACCACTTTTCTCCGTGAAGCTAATGAATACTTACAGGCTTCTATTGATCACAAGAGGATATGGTTTGCTTCCCGTACCGCTGCCTGCGGAAGCTTCTTTGATAAAGTTTCTGCTCAGGCTGTCCCTATTAAATTAATGCCTTATGAGAACAAGGGTGACCTGATTGAGTTTCAAGACGATATCATATACCAAACAAGGAAACAATGTGCTCTAGTAGAAGTAAAGACTACGGCTAAAGGCACCCAAACTTTTGATCTTCCTCAGCATTTAAAAAGAAGTACCTCTGCGAATCGTGCCCGTAAGGATAATTATACTACTTTAATGTTGGGTAATTGGGCTGTTAAAGGCTATAATGATCTTAAAAATACTAAGCTGGAGCAAATTAATCACACATTTACTCCCAAGATGATAGCTTAGGTGTAAATTTAAGGTAAAATATGGCGGTAAGGAAGAAAACGGAACAAGGTTCGGAACCTTTAATGGCTAAACATGAGTCCATAGCCAGCTCTACGCGTACTCGTAGGAATAAGGCCGCAGATATAATCAGAACTGACAGGTTCAGGAATATCGAAAACGGGATGATTCCGTTTAAATATTCTCGCGGAGTATCTAATAACTCCAATATTGAGGTTAGGGACACTATCATTCTTTGTCAAAAAGCTTATTATAACTTTTCTGTTTTTAGGAATACTATAGACCTCATGACGGAATTTTCGGTAAGTGACCTATACTATACCGGAGGAAGCAGGAAATCTAGGGAATTCTTCGAAACGCTTTTTAAGAGAATAAATATTGATGATCTTCAAAGCCGATTCTTTAGGGAATATTACCGTTCCGGAAATGTTTTTATTTATCGTTTTAATGCGAAAATGGATAAAAACGATGCTTTAAAACTAAACCAGACTTTTGGTTTGGCTCAAGCTGCGGAAGAGTTAGAGATTCCCGCTAAATATATAATCTTAAACCCTTCGGATATCCAGTTGCAGGGGAGTATTTCGTTTAGTACTGGGGTTTATTATAAAGTTATAACCGATTACGAACTTCAAATATTACGTCATCCACAGACTGAAGAGCAGAAGGAGGTTTTTGAGAGTCTTCCTGAAGAGACTAAGAAGTTAATTAATGAAACTAAGAATGTAGGAATGTCCGCAGTGACTCTTCCGTTAGACACAAATCGTTTAGTAGCTGTATTTTACAAAAAACAAGATTATGAACCATTTGCGGTTCCTATGGGTTATCCAGTATTAGAGGATATTAACTGGAAAGAAGAAATGAAACAAATGGATATGGCTGTGGCTCGCACCACTAACCAAGCTATTTTGTTGATTACCATGGGAGCTAAACCTCAAGACGGAGGAGTAAACCAAAAGAATCTAATGGCTATGCAGAAGCTTTTCGAAAATGAATCTGTAGGCCGAGTGTTGATTTCAGATTATACCACTGATGCTAAATTCGTAATCCCTGACATTGGCAATATTCTCGATCCTAAAAAGTATGATGTCGTCAATCAGGATATTCAGATGGGGTTAAATAATATTCTTTTAAGCGATGAAAAGTTCGCAAACACAAGTATTAAAGTGCAGGTGTTTATGGAAAGGCTAAAGCAAAGTCGTCGCGTATTTCTAGAGAATTTCCTAATGCCTGAAATTCGCCGCATATCTAAAGATATGGGCTTTAAAAATTATCCTACGGCCCATTTTGAAGATGTGGACCTGAAGGATACCTCGGTTTATTCTCGTATTTATAGCCGCCTTATCGAATTAGGAGTGCTTACTCCCGAGGAGGGTATCCAAGCTATTGAGTCTGGACGTTTCCCAACTTTAGAGGAATCCCTAGAGTCGCAGAAGAAGTTTCAAGAGTATAAAAAGGAAGGCTTATACGAACCTATTATCGGGGGAGCCAAACTTCCTCAAATTC